AGAAAAAGAAAAAGAAAAAGAAAAAGAAAAAGAAAAAGATTGTAAATGCGACCGTAAAGAAACAATAGACACAATTATTCAAAATATTGGCGATAAAGTTAAAGAAATCAAAGAAACTAATAATTTCATTTTACCTGAAGTTATAAGATACAAATTTAAAGATATTTATGCAAGTAATATATTTGGTGATGTTAAATTATTACAAAACGAAGAATATACTCTTATTAACAATCTTAAAAATAAAATAAATAAAGTTAGGTTATGTGAAACAAAATTAATGCAATTATATAAACAAAATATTAATAATACAATAAAGACTCAAGAAGAAGAAGATTTTGAAAAAGCATTAGATACATTAGAATTGGAAAAACAAGCACAAATTAAAGAAATTATCCTATATAAAAATAAATATGTCGAATTATATAATACTTATAAACATGAAATAAATAATTTTATTGATAGAAGAATTAATAAAAAAATTCATTGGTGCTCTATGTTAAAAACTTAAATTATAACTTTATTATTTTGTCTCTGTTATTATATTCATTCATATAATAAGTATACTTCTTCTGGTCCGAAAAATTAAAAATATTTTCATCACCAGCATGAACTATAACATTGAAATAATGTATAATATTATCATATAATTGATTATAATTTATATCAGTCGTTTCATAATCATAATAATAATCATAATTAATAATTTTTTTAGATTGTTTTTTTATTGTATAAATTGTTTTTTCAATCATTGCCATTAATCTATATTGTTTATGGATTGGTAACAATGGTATTGATATATTATTTTTCAAATAATCCATATCGATTGACCAGTAATCATACAATATTTTATGCGCTTTAACATAATAATAAATGTATTTAATATTAAATTTATTCTTCATTCCATCATTAAAAACACATTTCTCTAAACATTCTGAAAAATCAAGTCGTAAAAATATATTATATTCCATTTTCATTGTCATCGTTAACAATAATGACTGATCAATTTCAGTAAAAATTTCACCAAGTTTGACTAAAGGATAGGTTTTGCTCAAAGTATAACTCATCTATATATACTCACTCTTCTATAATTTCTTTACTCATAAAATAAAAATATCAATTTTTTTATATAGAATTTATTGAAAAAATTAATCAAGAGAAAACCTAACTTGATCAATTTTTTTATATTGTATTATATAAATGAGTAGTGATATAGTTATAAAAAGTTTATCAAATGATCAAGTGACAAATGATTTAATTAGTGATAATACGCCATATGATTATACAAAATATATGTGTGTCTTTGAAAATGTTGGGGCAGAAATTCCTCCCGAGTATTTTGGTCCACTTTATACATTATCTACAGATTTTAAAGAAAGAAAAAAAATGTGTGAGACAACAACACAATTAGCAGGAGCAGAAGCTGGTTTATATATACGGAGAGATGATTGGATCGACCCAAAAGGAGATTCTGTATGTGGTATATTTAATGTATCAGATGGGTCAAGAATGTTGACAGACAAAGGAGATAAGAGGCAATTCCCATCAAAACAATTATGTGATATGTATAATAATCCAAGACCAGACCCAGTTAATAATAAAATAATGGTCCAGAGTAAGATAGTAGCTCAAGATATTATAAATCCAGTTACAGATTATAATAAAGTAGAAAGAACAGATGATAAAAAATCAGTTGAAGTGCGTACAAATGTAATATTAGTGGCAATAATTTTAACAATATTAATATATTTGTTTTATGTATTAAGGTTTCAAGTTCAGAGACCATATAGTATGTATGATATCACTAAAAAATTATTTTTAAATCGAGTAATGTGTGTAATTATAGCATTTGGACTATTTATATATATATTTTGTCCATTTGGGATGTGTTATACGGAACTAATTACTCCTGCAATCATTCGCAATCCAGAATATGAAAGCTACGCACTGTTATGTGATAATCTTAAAAATTTTAGAGGTAAACGAACTTCAGAAACATTGTCAATGTGTGATAATGTTATGAATATTTTAGGTTCATCAAAAAAATTATTAATAAATCCGTGTAATACTTTATTAAAAACAGTCGATAAAGGACGTAATATGTATTTTAATGTATATCAACAATTAGAAGGTTGTTCTAACTGTCAAGTAGATAAATCTTGTATAGAAAGACAATCAAATCATTTATTACAATATGTGTTGGAGGGTAATATGATGATTAAAAAATGTATATTGTGTGGAAAAGTATTTTGTAAGGGAGATAAATGTTATCCAGGAAAAGAAAGTTTTTATTTAGATAAATGTCCAAATAATAAAATTATAGAACATGAAATAGATGCTGTTAATTATAAAAAAACAGAAATTGATATGCAATGCAAACATTGTAAACAAAAATGTACTATGAAAGCTTAGATTTTCTTAAATTGTCATACAAAAATAATACACCATAAATAATCACAAAATATACTACTACAAATAATATTACCTGATATACTTTATATAAATAACTCATATATTGATTATAATAATTATTCCATTTTATATCTATATTTAGCTCTTGTAATATTTCATTTAATTCAGATGTATTTTTATTAATAATACCGAAACTATCTAAAAGATGTAAATTAATAATATTATTTTTAATATCAATAACAACACCATACCAATGTTTAAAAATTGAATCAATAAATGGAACAATAAATCCAAAAACTCCATTGACCTTATTATTGATTAAAGATTTGATTCTTACCCGATCCTCATAAAAATTCCAAAAATATATTTTATTGTCTGTTAAAATATTGTTTTTTATGTTTAATAAATTATTAACATTGGTCGCAATTGCACCATTATTTAAATAAACATAATAATTACGAGCTAATTCAAGCTGTTGTTTATTATTAAAATCAGATTTGTTGTAATGACATAATAGTTGATTAAAATAATTATTGTCATTATTTGTTTTGTTTTTTATATAGAAATCATTAATCATATTAATAATATTGATCGTATTTTTGACGGCATGATACCCACACGTTCTATCCCATATATATTGGTGTGGTAAATATTGATTCCATATATATCCATTTATTGACATCATTACTAATAGTAATAAAATAATTACAATCATATTATAATTATTTTACTATAAATCAACTATTTAATTCACATATTATATCTATTTTTATGTTATGATTTCAACTAATCTTACATACGATAACACTCTCGTTCTACAACAATATTTCTTGATATGATATTTATCTAATAATGCCGCTTTCGCATCACTCTTGGCAGCCTCATTCATATTCGGATCATTATCAATTTTAATAATGTCTGCATCGTACGGAATTTGCATATCTGCAAAAAGATGTCCACAAGTAAAACAAACAGGAGGTAGCATTTATATAATATATAATAGTTATTATTTAAATTAGCATAATAAATAAATATCAATTTTTTTATATAATAGTTTTTATAGATATTATAAATGTTTGTTTCAATAGAACAAAAACAGAAACAAGAAAGTGATATACTGGCACTAAATGATATTTCTCCATCTAAATATATGATTGGTGGACAATTTGATACTGCTACATTTAACGCTGATTTTCTTAAAGTAATCGATCAGCAAGATGTATTAGCCGAAAAAATCGAAAAACAAAAATTAGCCCAGATTAACGACTATAATATTAAACAAGAAAAATATAAATTTAATATTAAAAATGATTTGAGCGAACTATCTCTGTCCCAAATATTAACCAACTGGTTTAATAATATAATAAATATATTTTTCGAAATTTTTCAATTCAATTATACATTCGAAGATTTCATTTACATCTTCACTAAAGAAAATAGAATGTTCTATATCGGTCTAACACTCATCGTTATCGGTATTATCGGTTATTTTATTAATAATTATATTCTTAATGATCATAATACCATATTACCCACTAAATCTAATACAACATTTGATACAAATTTTCATACAAAATTAAGACCAAACGCAGATGCAAAAATAGATACAAATTTAGATACAAATTTAGGTCCAAGCGCAGAAGCAAAATTAGATACAAATTTAGATACAAAATTAGATACAAAATTAGATACAAAATTAGATACAAAATTAGATACAAAATTAGATACAAAATTAGATACAAAATTAGATACAAAATTAGATACAACAGTGGAACCAAAAGTGGGAGCAAACGTGGGAGCAAACGTGGGAGCAAACGTGGGAGCAAAAGTAGAAACAAATACAACTTCAGTAACGGAACAAACTAAAATATTAAACAGTGTTAAACAAGGTGGTAAAACATTAAAGAGTCCATTAATATTTGGTTTAACAGAAAATTAATATTGTTCGAAAGAATTGGAATTAGAGAAATTATATAATGACGAAGATGGTGTTTTGAAATCTTTTTTTGGAGCTGTTGGATATTTATATTTATCAAAATCAATATAAATTGCACCATTATTGTGTGATTGATTTGCACATTTATTGCTTAAAATGTCAAAAATTTCATTTGTAATATTGGAAATATTATTTATATTTGTAGTAATTAGATCATATTTTTCATAACTTGGCATAGTTATGATGAATGAATTAATTATATTATAAATATTTATACGTTGATCATGTAGAATATCAATATATTGTGAACATTCTTTATAATCATTATTGAACAAGTTTAATGAATTTTCACAATACAATTTGACGGACTTAATTAGAACACTAATTTTTTCATATTCTGGACTTATTTTGTTAAACTTAGAATTATCATAATTAGATAGAGAACCATCAGAGGGTAAATCATCAAATGAATTTAATTGGACTAATAAGTTATATAATTTATTAATTTTATTATTAAGAGCATCGATAGGTTTATTTTTTGTATGAAACAATGGTTCAATAAATATTTTGTTATTATAATACAAATAGATTATAAATATTGTAGAAAATATAAGGATAACTGAAAATTTATAGTCTACAAACACAGACAATAATTTTAAGATCAATAATATAAAAAAAATATGTATTCTTTTGAGGGTGTTCATATATATTGGAACTCATAATAATATCAAGAAATCAATATAAAAAAATTGATATATTAATACTGAATAATATAAGGATTAATACAACATAAAATATATACATGAATATAACTAACAATATATTAGAAGTATTAGATTTTTTAGGATTTAATAAAGATGTTGGGATTGACACGATACATTATACTAAATTAAAATCAGATATTTTGTCAATATATAGCATTATATATGGTCATACTATTGAATCGTCGACAATTGATTCTTTTTTTGATATTAATTATGTTTTTAATAATAAACATTTTGTGTGCATTGATGTAGATACATATGTAGATGTAGATGTAGATGTAGATGTAGATGTAGATGTAGATGTAGATGTAGATGTAGATGTAGATTATAATAAAGATTGTATTTTATTAGATGCGTATAAGTCAAAGTCTGAAGAAAAAGAAGAAGTAGAGGGAGTGAATAGAAATAGATTAAAATTTGATTTGCATTTGACAGTGGATGAATTGGATGAAGAGTATGATAAATTAATAAAGATTATTAAACCGACCTTGACGGGAGAGATGAAGAGAAGGATGGAACATTTTGATTATTTAAGAAATTTGCCACAGCCAGTACAAAAGAGCAAAGAATGGTTTGCATTAAGAGATGGGATAATAACAGCGAGTGCAGGAGCGGATGTTCTTGGAGAGTCAAAATATGGAACACGTGCGGACATGATATTAGACAAGATAGGATTGTTGCCGAATAAATACAAAGAGAATATGTTTGTGCATCATGGTAAGAAGTATGAATTGATAGCGACAAAAATATATGAGAATTTGTTTAATACAAAGGTGATAGAGTTTGGTCTTGTTCTATATCAGAATGATGAGACTGATATTGAAAAAATTAATTATATGGGTGCGAGTCCTGATGGTATTAGTTCGTGTATAACATTAGATGGTAAGCCGAATCCATTAATTGGACGAATGTTGGAAATTAAATGTCCTTTAAAACGTGTTATTGAAACAAGTGGACCTATTGATGATGGTATATGTCCACATTACTATTGGATACAAGTGCAGATGCAATTAGCGTGTTGTAAGAACGATGAATGTGATTTTTGGCAATGTAATATTCAAGAATATAGTGATGATGATTGGTTATTAGACAGGACGGAAGAAGAACCGATATTGTGTAAAAGTACTTGTGAACAAAATCAGGAGCTACCAATTGACAAAAAGATAACTAAAGGATGTATTATCCAGTTGCTACCAAAGGACAAAAGTAAAATTCCAAAGGGTGATAGATGGGAATGGTATGCAAAATATATTTATCCATCAAATATTAATATGACAGATGCAGAATATATTGAATGGACAAAATATATGAAAGATAACTGGAACACATTATATCCAGAATATGTAGACGGATATTATTATGATAGAATTTTATATTGGAAACTTAAATCTTGTCATAACGTCCTTATTAAACGAGATATTCAATGGTTTAATTCTAAAATTCCAACATTTAAAGCTTTTTGGGATGAAATTTTATATTTACGAGCTAATCCCGATGAAGGACACAAAAAATTAGCTGAATGGTATTCTAAAAAAAGAGTATATAAAAAAAAAGAAGTAATTGCACCGCCAATAGACACAACTGGTCTTGATTTTTTAGATGATTCACCAATTGCACCAAAAACAGAAAGTTCGGTTGTATCAGTGCCAATAATAGAACCAGTAGATCAATTTATAGACGATAACTATGGTGTAAATACAGTTAGTTCAAATAAAGTGATTAAAAAAATGGTAAAACCCAAAACTGCGAAATCAAATCAATCAGAAATATGTCTACCAGTAAAAAGTTCTAATAATAAAAAAAATAAATTATTAGATGATGATTTTATAGATAGTTAAATACGATTTTTTGAAATAGAATTAATGTTAGCAATAGTTTTTTCATTTATAATCATATATTTATATTCAAAATTAAAAAACATATATGTTTGATATTTAGGATTAAGTGGATGTAATATGTATGAACAAGGACAAGAATAATCTTTATGTTCAGGACTACATATACATAGATTCGAAGGATTGACAATATCAAAATCAAGAAAATTAACTTTTAATTGAACATTATTATTGTCAGTAATTTGTATTGATATTTTGTTTAATTTAACAGGCACTTTGTCAAACAATTTTTTTATTTTTTTCGTGTCTGCATATAAAAAATTGTTTTTTATAGATTTTGGAAATAATCGAAATGTTGTAATTATATTACCTGTTGTGTTATCATACACATCATCTAATTCTTTTATATTTAAATTTAATAATCTCTGTTCTTTTGTTAGACTATCAAAGTCAACAGTATATTGATAAATTGTACTGATTATTGGATTTAATAATGGTACACTATAAATATAAATATAACTAACAACAATCGAAGGATTATAATTAATAATGATATTAATTTTTTTATTAACAACAAAATTAACAATCGTAATAAATATGTTAGATGGACTTCCTATAAATAATATATTATTTATATATATCAAACCACTATTACTACTTAATGCATTCATTAAATAATTTCCTATATCTGTATATAATGTATTGTTTGTTATCAATAACTGATTTATTGTAAAATAATTTGGCACTATTATCCTTTTCAAATTTATTTTATATATGTCTGGAATTATTGTGCCGATTCTTGGTGTTAAATAAACATCATTTTTCGGATCTGTTTTAAATATTGGTTTCGATCCGTTGCTTAAAATAGCTTTAAGAGGTCCATTATTAACAATTTGATTATTGGCAACATATGTGATGAAATAAAAAGGATTTTTAAAATAATTAATATTACGATTACTACTGTTGATTTGTATTGTGCGGTTGATGATAACATAATTATCAATATGATCCATAAAATTATTAGGTCTGGCATATAATCCTATAGAGTTGGGTAAAGATACAATTTTATTACTATGTTCAATATTTATGATTTGTTTACCTTTATTTTTATTACTAATATCAGAATTAGATTGGATATATGTTGATTTACGATTTAGAGTGGTATTATTTTCTATATCAAGATTCATAATATAAGATTATTATAAATTAAATTATAATTTTTCTTATTTTATTTTTTTATAAAATATATTTGGTTCAAATTTATTTTATAAAACCTTTTGCTTTTTAATTAAAGATGAATACAGATTTTTTCGTTAACAAGAAAAATATAGGAATTTTATTTAATGAAATTGTCAGAAAATACAATCTACCTACTAATGAAACCTATAAAACTGCTTTAGTACAAGTTATCGTCAATGAAATGAAAATTATTAATAATAAAATCGATCGCAATAAAATTGTTAATAAAACTAATAGTGAACTTACCACTGTTATCTCTCAACTTAACAATATGGTTATCGATAATATTAAACAAAAATTACCTAATCCTAATAATCCTGTCGCTACTACTCATAATAATAATAATAATAATAATAAACAAAATATTATCATCCCGCCTCGACCACAAAATAATAATATTATGCCCGTCCAAAATACTCCTCAATACTTCGCACCTGTTCCTATTCAACATAATAGTATGAATACAATTCAACCCTCTTTCAATAACCGTAAAAATGATGATAATAATACTATGAACTATGAAGAGTTTATTGCACAACGTGAAACTATTAATGTAGGACGCAATAATGGTAAACCAACAACACCTGATTTTTCTCTCGATGGTTCCGGTAAAAAAAAACAATCACAATCACAAGCACAATCACAAACACAACAAACACAACAAACACAACAAACAAATAAAAATCAACAACAACAATCTCAATTACAACAATCATCTCCAATTGAACGATTACAAGGCGGTAATTCTAATTATGATATAAATGGAAAAAAAACAAATCATGAACATTATAATAGTGGTATTTTAGAATCATTTACGTCTGACAATCCAATTGATATGATGGCATTTAATAGTGTTGATGAATATGCGACCAATATAAACACATTTAATACTGGTATTGACCAAAAAATGATTGAACAATACCAAGAGAAAGATACTACTAAAGCACTTGTCGAAATGGAACAATTACGAAACTCTGCCGCCACTTTGAATAGTTCACAATCAATGCAAACACCAATCCGAAAACCAAGTAATGAATCACTACAACTACAACAACAACAACAACTATTACAATTACAACAACAACAACAACAACAACTATTACAACAACAACAACTATTACAACAACAACAACAATTACAACAACAACAATTACAACAACGAACACAGCAACAGCCTATGCAACAACCAATGCATCAACCTATGCATCAACCTATGCAACAACAAATACATAAACCTATGCAACAACCAAATCATCAACCTATGCAACAACCAAATCATCAACCTATGCAACAACCTATGCAACAACCTATGCATCAACCAAATCATCAACCTATGCAACAACCAATGCATCAACCAAATCATCAACCTATGCAACAACCTATGCAACAACCAATGCATCAACCTATGCAACAACAAACACATCAACCTATGCAACAACAAATACATCAACCTATGCAACAACAAATACATCAACCTATGCATCAACCAATGCATCAACCTATGCATCAACCAATGCATCAACAAATGCAACAACCAATACATCAACCAATGCAACAACAAATGCATCAACCGATGCATCAACCGTTGCATCAACCGTTGCATCAACCGTTGCATCAACCGATGCATCAACCGATGCATCAACCGTTGCATCAACCGATGCATCAACCGACGCAACAACCGATGCAGCGACCAATTCAACAACAGATGCAATCAATACAATCGATACAATCGATACAACCGATACAACCGCAGATGCAATCGAATTTGATACAAACGTCGGAAGAACACAAAAACATATATGATCCAGTAGCGATACAAGAATATCAAATGTTAATGGGGAATGAATTAAAACAGTTAAAGGAGATGTTAATGGAGAGGGATAGAGAAAGACTGCAACCGAACAATCAGATTGAGTTATTAAATGAAATAGATACATATAAGAATATGATAAATTCATTGAGAGATCAGATAGAGGAGTTAAAAAAAAGTAGTAATAGTGATGTTAGTGATAAAGACACAGATGGAAAAATAAAATTATTAGAGAGCAAGAAAAAAGAGATATTAAATGAGTTATCGAGGGTGAAGAGTGAGCATGAGAAATTGGAGAATATAATGGAACAACACAATAGATCAGAGAGTAGTTTAGAGAACAAAAAGAAGGAGTTATTAAAAATAATAGAGCAATATGATTATAAGATATTTAATGAAGAGCATACGATGGTAATAGACAATAGTAATTTACAAAAAATAAATAATAGAGTATATAGATATAAATTACCATTTGGGTTAGAAAATGTGATGCAAATTACATTATTAGATCATAATATTAATAACAATATGTATAATATAACACCATATAATAATATATTAAAAATAGATGGTATAGAGATGGAAGATAATTCTAATATAAAAAATGATGATATAATGGTATATAAAATAGAGAACAGAATGTTAGAGATAAGAATGGAGTATGGGAGGTATGAATTAGACGAAATAGTGGTAGAATTAAATAAGATATTAAACAAATGTAAGATAGAGATAGGATATGACAAGAAATACATTATGTATATAAGATCATTAGAAGACAAGGAGTTTAGATTGATGACGGATGAGAATACGATAAATAAAATATTAGGATTAGAGGAGGAGGAAGGGAAGAGTAAATATATAGGGAAGAGGGCGATAGATTTGAGAGTATGTAAACAGATAAATATGAATATAGTGAACATAAATGGTAGTTTATTGGGGAGGATAAATATAAATCAGAACAAAATAATATCAGGTATAATGATAACAAAGCCGTCTATAAAAAGGTTAGATTATTTAGATTTATTAATAACTGGAGACAATAGTCAACCATATTGGTTAAGAGATAATTATAGTTTTACAATATCAATAAAAGGTAAGATAATAGAGGATGACATGGGTAAATATATGAATGGCATAATAGTGAATTCAGTATTAAATTAAAAAATAAATAATTAGATAAATAAAATATGAACCAAAATATATATGACATATAAATTTATATATTTTGGAATAATAATAGCAATAGTTGTATTTGGATTTTACCAGTATATTGATATTAGAGAGCGACACGATCTGGAACTAAAACGAATCGAAATATTAGAACGAAATATAAAATCACGCAATTATCAAATCAGTCAAGCACGTCTAAATAGTGTTGAATGTCCAATACCAGATCTCAACACACCTAAAGAATGTTATCTTGATAGTAATTATACTTGTAAATGGTCTATTAAAGCGAATAGATGTAATTCATTAGAAGTTTAATCATCAATGTAATCATCGTCATCTTCTTGAGGAATCATCAATTTAGGGTCAGGATCAACAAAAGTGAAGTAGTCTTGTCTACATTCATTAACAACGAGGTCGGGTAAAGCGTTATCAAAAATTTCTTCGACGGGTGTGCCTCGGAGTAATTTAATAATAGTATAAACACAGTAGATACCACATTCAGAATTTTTAAATTGTTTTCTTTTTTTATTGTACAATATTTTGGTGATTGGTAATTTTTCAATATTATTTTTTTTAGTTTCATGCATGAACGAATCGTCTGGTTCAATATTATTATTAGACGCATGTTTTTTTATACACCATTTAGCGATTCTTTCAACAAAATTACGGATTCTTTTTTCTGGACGATTACCATATGAATCAGAAAAATAAATTTCAAATTTTCCAATATCAAAAAACATAGCAATCCAATGTTCACCACTTTTATATGATTCATCTGTATTAAAAACAATACCAAAACGCCGTATTCCTTTATTATATAATGTATCAAAATCAAGATCATGGATTCCATATTCTGGTATCTCGTCGAAATCTATCGGCACTGCTCCTAAAAATTTAAAATCTTTAAACAATTCCTCATATTGTTTCATGATTTGGTCTATATTCGTAGTATTCAACCATTTAAATCTGCCTTGTGGACCATTCGGTCTAAAAGTAAATTCAAGAATCGTTTTTTTATTATTAGCTGCTTTAACAAAATTTTGTTTAATCCAACATAATTGGTCAGAACAAACGTCTTTTAGTCGATCATTTAATTGTTGTAATAATTGTTTTTTTGAATCAACAATATTGATTTTGTTTTTGTTTTTAATAAGACCTTTATCAATATATGTATTAAATGCATTTGACATATCTTTTAATGATTCCAATGTAAAACAAGAGCCTTCTTCATATTTTTTATTTGGTGCACATTTTTTGTCTTCATCTTTTGATTTTTTCATAACATTTCTTTTTTGATCTATATTTAAAAATTTACCGATTTTATTTGCTCCACCAACTAATTGGGTAGATGGTTTAAGAGATTTTTTGGAATGCAGTTTTTTGACAGACCGTTTATTAGATTTTTTAGAATGTTGGTTAGATATTTTTTTAATAGACCGTTTGATTGATGATTTTTTGGAAATCCGTTTGACACACTTTTTTGAATTATTTTTTATATCCATAATATAAAAACATATATATTTTTATATTATATTGATATTATAAAAAAATTTAATTTTTTATTTGAGTTAGAACTTTTTTTGTAACGCGACGTTTAACTATATTTTTTGTTGTATTCGCGTTTATAATAGGTATTTCTATATTTGCATTTGGTATTGATACATTTTGTGTGCTGCTTTCAATCTGTGCACTGATTACTATAGGAACATCATTATTAATTTTTTTAGCAACTTTACAAAAATTGTCATCATTATTAGTTAAAGACAGTAATTTATTTGGTTCATCATTTTTATTAATTAGATCACTTATCTGTACTTCTATATTTCTAAGTTGTGTTATTAAATTCATATTCAATTCCATCTGTCCATTTTTCCAAAATCCAACCTCATTTTTATTTGTGTCATATACTTTTCCACCTTCTATCATCTCAATGTAATAATTATTATTATCATATACGTGTTTAATTAATAATTGTTGATTTAAATCGGACGTATTATTAATGGATTGCATATATTCACTATCTGAATTATTAGCATCATCATTCTCAACATTAGAACCATTAATATGTTTTTTTTTTCTACGTAGAAATTTGCTTTTAAGTTCAGTAGAATCAAGTGAATATTCGATGGCAATACGACTAATTAAATCTTCTTTAATCGCTTCAATATCACTTTCGTATGTATCACGGATATTTTTAGTGATAATATTTAATTGTCCGATATAGGTGGTTGTAATAGCTTTTAATTCCTTTAAAGTAGTTGTGATTTTTGTCTTCATGATTATATGGTTATATATTAATGTTTATATTCGTAAAGACATTAATATATCAATTTTTTTATATAGGCTCTATATTGATTTATATCTTTATATATATTATAATATAAAAATATAATATGCTCCAAACATATGTTATTAGTTTACAAACACCTACTAAATTGTTAAATACATTAAATACTATGAATATTGCTCTTAATAATCCTTCCATTAATCTTAAATCATTTCTTATTAACGGTGTTAATGGTAAAACATTAACACAATCAGAAATTGATGTAAATGCATCATTATTATATTCAAAATTTGGTCCATTAAGTGCAATAGGAGTAGGTATGGCTCATATCAAGACATGGAAAGAATTTATAAAGTCGGGAAACAAATATGGATTAATATTAGAAGATGATTGTACATTTGTAGATGATTTTGGAAAAAAACTATCAAATGTATTAACATATATACCGGAAGATACAGATATATTATATTTAGGATGCTTTGGATGTTCAACAAAACAAAATATTTTAAGTGATTTTTTTTATCTAATTAATCATTCTAATCAAAAATACAAAAAAATTAATCAATTTATCAATAAACCATATGTTGCACTCGGCACACACTCCTATATTATTACCAAACAAGGCGCCGCTAAAATTATACAACATTTAGATAAAAATATTTTTAACCATATCGATGCTTCTTTACAAAAATTATATAGTGATGGTCTTATTAATATTTATGTATCTAACCCATTACTCGCTTATCAAACTTCTACTGACGCTCTGGCACCTGATAATGTTTCGGCAAACACCTCAACACAACATCCAAAATTAATTAATAAATTTCTATCAAACTATTATATTGACAAAAGTTTTAGTACCAGTTATGTTAGCACCGTATCCATATTCAAAATTGGTAATATTAATTTTAATATTATGTCCATCATATTTTTATGTTTGGGATTCATTTGTAAACATCAACATATAACTCTAAAAAATATGACTATATTATATTTAATTATTAGTTGTTATGATTTAGTTGATATGTCAACACATCTTTTTGTCCATTATTTTTTATTTATTCTACCAACTCTAATTCTCTAATAAACTCTTCCGCTTTTATAATACCATCTTCCCAAAATGACCTAATATTTGTTTGCTCAAATGTTATCATCGAGATATTTTCTAATAATTTCTGCTTTATGATATAACATTTGAAATTTTTTAATTTAATAATTTTATCTAAATCATTCTCATACGTCAGATCACACATCATATGTATTATTTTGTCCAAATAAAATAATAAATTTGTATTTTCATAAGATATGTCATTAAAATCTGATTTTTTTGCACACGACACTACCACATTTATATCATCCATCACACTCCCCATTATACCTTCATTTATTGGCAAATATTTTAATATTCCACCATCCGCATACATATTATTATTGATTTTTATTGGTGGCGAAAACATCCATAATGATGAACTCGCTATTATATAATCTACTATTTTATTATTATTACTACTGTCCACAAAATCAATTTTATTTTGTGTAAGATTCGTCACACAAACAACTAATTTTTGATTATTATTATGGGAACAATATAAACGAATCAAATTATAAAATTTAATAGGATTAATCAAACTACATTTCTTAAAAAAACCATAAATAATAGATATTAATTTACCAATAATTGGAATATTACACCAAAATGACATCATTGATTTATATGACTTTATTGAATTCCAAAAATCTCGGAGATGTTGACGATTATTCAAAAATATTGAACCATTTATTGCTCCTATTGACGATCCATATACTTTCCCTATTTGATATTTCTTATGAGTTTCTAACCATTCACCTAATTTAAACAAAAAACCTGATTGAAATGCACCTTTATAACCACCACCTGTTAAAAAAATATTAATAATTTTATTATTTAGTTCCATATTAGTATATAAGTATATAAATTATAATTATTTAATTATAATTATTAATCTAATATTTTTTATAAATGTATAATATATGCAATATTCATCTCTACCTCCACCTCCTAATTTAGGACTCGCTGATTCGTCTATGTCATCATTATCACAATTACCATCATTGACACGTTCATCCTCACTAATATCAAAACAATCATCTGCACCACAAGTAGCACCACAAGTAGCATCACGAGTAGCACAACAAGTAGCACCACAAGTAGCACCACGAGTAGCACAACAAGTAGCACAACAAGTAGCACCAGTAGCAGCAGTAGCACCACGAGTAGCACAACAAGTAGCAGCACCACAAGTAGCAGCGAAGGTATCTACAGAGAACAATATATTAAAAAAAATAATTAAAACGATATTAACAGGCGATAGTAATACATATACTCCAAATGATCCAAAAGAGGTATTTGGTAAATCATTAGGGGTAGCAAAAATTGGATTATTAGTGTTATTAATAATTTTATCAATAATGTCTGCGATAAATGCGACAACTTCTAAAAATGAGTATCCAACATGGTATTCAGGGACATTTTTTAGTAATAAAAAATATGTTGGAAAAGTAATAATAGATTCAGTAGTAACGGCGTCATTAGCGACAGTTTCCGTGGTATTGTCTTGCATTATACGGAAAAACTTGGACATTAAAGGATTAATAATTGCTTGTGCCAGCGCTTTTGCATTAATGTTTGCATTAACATTTTTACAGGAATCATCCGGACTTAATAAATATATGGCTGATGGTGGTCCAAATACTGACAATAAATATTTAGAATCAGATTTAAATGGAACTGAATTACAGAGAGCGAATGTAATTATAAGTGATCCAGTTTGCATCAGTATTGCGACATCAATAAAAACAGAAGATCCACAATCACTAATTGATTTAACAAATAATACGGATGCATTAAAGTGTTTACTAAAAAAAACGGCGACAGGTGGTGGTGCTCCATTTGAAAAAAAACTAGCGAAATTATGTATATATACAATTGGTGTAGTATTAATAGTAATGGTATTGAGAATGGTAAGTGCAACGGTAGGCGGATACAGAAAAGGCTTAGGTAGTTTAACTTCAGATACATATAGCATATTCAGTAATCATTATATAATAATGTTTTTAATAGAAACAATTTTGGTGATTGGAGGAATAAATGCAATTGGACCATATATTTCATATATGATAAGAGGTGAAAAACAACCACCTAAATCAAGTGTATATGGAACAATGGCAGTTATGGGTATAATGGGAATGGTATTAAATATAATGGCTCAATTTTCTGGAGTAAGATAAAAATATATTATTATCTATACTATTTAATATTATCAATGAATCATTTAAAAACAAATTTTGTTCCAAGAGGTCTTTTCGATAAAAATGTATATAGAAACAACAATGCGATTGATAATCGAGTACAGTCTAATGATTTCTTAGGTAATTTTACTGATAATTTTTATGTTTTAGATAATTCTAAAAATAATATAATTTCATCTGGTATTTTTATGGCAAATTATGGAATGGCACCATTTTCAGTTCCATTTTCAAGACAAATTTATAAACCGTTTGATAATTCAAAATATTTTGAATTAGGAGATCCGTATATGCCATCTAAAGGATCAAATTTACACAGACCAGGAGATAATCATCCAATAATGCCATTTAATGCAATCGATTTAATGGAAGATAATATTTATAAAAAAATAAAAAAAATAGATATTAAAGAAACAAATGTTCTAAATAGAAATAATTAGATTAAAAAATAATATTATTTATATTGTTAATATTATGAGCAATAATTCTAACAATAATTCAAATAATCTGAACAATAATATAGTTTCCAGTAATCAGTCCCAAGCTATGCATTCTATTACTAATAGAATGAATTTTATTCCACGAGGTAAATTTGATAAAATTGTTTATAGAAATGAAGATATCGATGAGAGGACACAAACATTAAAATTTTTAGGTAATTTCAAAGATAATTTTTCAGTTGTTGATGACAAAGATATAAATGATATTGCAAAGTCAGGAACATTTATGGCAAATTATTCTTTAGCACCTCAACCTCTCCCATATTCTAGACAAATTAATGAACCTATCTTTGAAAATAAACCGATTGAAACTAATAATATTGCTCATAGTGATAACTTTTTTCAGTTAGGTAATCCAGTATTTGGAGCACACGGTTCTAATTTAAATGCACCTGGAAGCAATCAACATAAAACACCATTTAATGAACTTAATCTTTTACAAAATAGTGTTGATGAATTGTTCAAAAAAGTTGATACTAATATCGTTAATACGATGATCGAAAAAGTAGACAATACACATACAAACACAATTGGATGTGATTTTGATAATTCAAATAATATGTCTCAACCAATCAAATCAATTAATGAATATGATTTTAATAAAGATCAGTTTTTAGACAGAAATGTAAAGGGTGTCAAAGAAGGTGTTTTCGAATATGTTATATATATTAATTCTGCTGATAGAGACTGTTTAACTTATCCAAATCCATTTAATTATAGAGTTGAATTTAATCCATCTAACACAACTAAAAATGCATATATATCTAAATATTTTAAGAATATTAAATATATGCATCTCAAAAGTGTAGTAATGCCAAGAAAATATTATGTCATAAATAAAGCAACAAATCTGATTTATGATAGTTCAATAACATCACAAGATTTTGTAGATGCATGTTCAAATGTACAAATAAATCAACCGATTTGTAATTATACGAAACAACAAGGCATTATAACTTATTATGGCACTGTGTTTTATTTTACATTTTATTCTATGAAAATCAACACATCTTATTATTATCTTTGCACATATAGTATATTTTTAGATACACATTATAAACAAAAAGCTGATATCACTAAATTAGTCGGTGTATATACTGCTGATATTAATACATGGTTAAATACAAATAATATATCAGTACCACTTATTCTTAGTCCTAACATTACTATCAGTATATCACCCACTCCTATGACCTATATTAATTCATGGATATTGATTGATAATACACCTTTATATACTAACCAAGTTTATTATCAACCTCCAACACCACCACCATCCATTTTTGACCCATATCCTGATACACCACCTCTTGTTTTACAAAGTCAAACTCTTAATGGTGGAAAAATCAAATTTTGTAAACAAGATGACCATTTTAATGAACTTATTGACCAAACATTCGAATTCACATATGATGTAAATAATCTTATAGTTCCAAATACATTTAACTATTATATATTATTGGGTACATCTTTAGAAGATGATAGATATCTGTTATTATCAGTTCCAGAAATTGATTCTATGTATGAATATTCAACTGACCAAAATATTGAAACATCTTTTTCTGTCTTATTCCCAGACTATGTAAATGGAGATTATTATTATTTAGACACTGCCGATCACGAAAAAGTTTTTGATCACGGTTCATTAGGTAATTTATCTAAAATGACTATTGATTATAAAAATTCATCAGGAGTTCCACTAACTTGCTCTACTATTAATATTATAGATTATGATATTACAACACCTAATAATGCATGTATATGTTCATTTGATACATATACTGGTGAAAAAATAAGAAATTATCAATGTTCCCACTCATATTTACGTCATCCAGCATTTGAAAAATTACAAAATACATTAACCATGAAAATTGGAGTTCTTGAAGGCAATCAAGACATACAATTTATTTAATTCTATTTTGTTTTTTTATTCTAATGTAAAAATATATGAATCTTTTTTTCTTATTTTTATCATTAATTGTTATCTATTTTCTATTTCCATCTAACAAAATTAACCCTACCGAACATTATAATTCTTCCCATAATCGTAATAGACATACCCATCCCACTATTAATAAAAATAATATTGATCTAAATAATCAACGCAATTCTAACGATTTTTATGAAGTTAATGACTATACTACAATATATCAATCTTATGATGATCTAAATAATAATATTTTTGGATATTTTTATAGTCCAAATATTCCCATATATAATGGAAATTATAAAAATCCAAATAAATGTATTGTAAATACTACATCAGAACTTCAATTTACATCAAAAAGTGAGACCAATAATATTGACATTTCAAAATGTAATAAAATAATCAATAACAATGTTGGTTCATATAAAACATATTATTGAACAATTTAATATATTTTTAATCTAATCTAAAAATATATGAAATTATTATTAGGGGGTTTACTGTTCCTGATCATGTATTTTTTATTTTATAGGAAAATTGAAACATTCCGTCTTGGTTCACTTGGTGGTTCACGTGGTGGTTTACGTGGTGGTTCACATGGTGGTTCATATGGTGGTTCACGTGGTGGTTTACGTGGTGGTTCACGTGGTGGTTCATATGGTGGTGGTTCACGTGGTGGTTCATATGGTGGTGGTTCACGTGGTGGTTCACACGGTGGTTCACGTGGTGGTTCATATGGTGGTGGTTCACGTGGTGGTTCACACGGTGGTTCATATGGTGGTGGTTCATATGGTGGTGGTTCATATGGTGGTGGTTCACGTGGTGGTTCACACGGTGGTTCACGTGGTGGTTTACGTGGTGGTTCATATGGTGGTGGTTTACGTGGTGGTTCATATGGTGGTGGTTTAAGTGGTGGTTCACATGGTAGACCATGGTATAGTTCACATTATAGAGGATATAACAGAAAATATTGGACGGGTTCAGGAGGAGGTGGTTATACAAATTTATTATATTCTGGTCCATATTGGTGGTATGAACCATTATATTTGTATCCGATAATAGTTACAGATAATTCATTGAATGGAGAACCAGAACCAGAATCGGAAACAGAAGTAAGAGTAGAGAAAACAGTAGAAGTTGAGAGCGAGATGCTTAACTGACTCTAATTTTAGGGATAACAATAACATTATCGAGAACATAAGTATATTTATCAATTTTGTCAGGAATGCCGTCGATATTTTTGCGAATTTTAGCGAATGGATATTTAAGTTGAAAGTCGTAAACGACGCCAGTAATAGGATTATACCAACAATCGATTGGTTGTGATAAATTATTATTTTCTACTTTAACAGCTTTAATTCGCATGACTTTAACATTTGATACAGTAGTATTGACTGCATTAAGTCCATTGTTTATTTTTTTATCATAATATATATCATCTTTATAAGCAGGACCGGCGTATTGATCAAAATAAGAACGTTCATTAAATTTAAAACAGGTATATTTACCGTCTAACATATTTACCTCACTAAAAAGTTCACAATCGACGGCGACTTCTTTAATAGTTTTTAAGAAAGAGTCGATAAGATTTTCTTTAGCGACAGCATTTTCTTGCATAATTTGGTCAGTAGTAATATGGTTATCATTTATAACTGCATTATATCTGAAAATATCGACATAACGTTCATCAATAGGTATATCAGCGTGAGAGCATGCACGGACAGCACGTCCGATCAATTGTTTAATACGGACTTCATGCCAATAAGGTTCCATAACGTGGACTTGTCTTACATTTTTGAGAGAGATACCTTCGGAACCGGCAGGTGAAATTAAAATAATTCTAATTTTGGATCCATCTTTATTTTTTATTGTATTATAATCAGCAAGAATTTTTTTACGTTCTTCTTTTTCGATATCACCTGAAAACTCAGTATAACGATGAAAGTCGATTCCATTTTCTGCTCCATATTTTGTAAATCCAAAATATTTCATATATATTTTAAATATTTCGAGACCTTCCATTTTTACATAGTTTGAATATACAACAACTGGACCAGCCGATCTCAAAGAATAAAACATAATAGCTGTCATTTTACAACTTGATTCATACATTCCTTGTAATATATTCGATTTCTTGTCATATTCTTTCCAAAATTCTGTAAATTTATATGCATATTTTGTTTTAAATACATCCAAATCTGCATCCAACGAAAGACCATATTGTTTATCTTGGTCTGCTAATTTTTCTAAATAATTATCAAAAGCTTTAATATAACGGTCCATGGTTTGTAAATATAATTTTTGTCGATCTTCTGTTTCTTTATCAATTTCTTCACCTGTTTTTCCTTCCATAAGACGAATAATATCTCTTTCAGTTAATTTAAATTTGCTTGGTCTTGGTCTATTTTCGCCTGACATATCACTACCCATATTTGGAAACACAAAATTACTTGCTTGTCTCGTATATGATTTATATACAGTACTTCCGTTTTTACCTCTATTATTTGCTTCTATTTTCTTCTCAATTTCCTCATTTGCTTTATAAACTTCTAATTGATGTTCTTCCATCACTAAATTTTTTTGTAATGATACTTTTCTTGCATATAGATCAGATGTATCACCAGCATAATAAGAAACCAATCCAATAATACGACGTTGGAACATATTTTTAGTTTCAGGATTGAGAATAGGTTGACCAGTAGTAGAAATATAAATTTCATTAAATTTTTGTTCATTAGTTGGAAATGTTTCAGGACGTAATAAATTAAAAATTAAAGCAAGTTCATACGGTTTATTAATGGCAGGTGTGGCAGTCATTAAAATTACACGGGTACTATCATTCTCTTTTTTTTCTTGAATAATGTAGTCATAGATTGTTTGTGCTCTTTTCCCTATTTTGTTTATTATATTGTTATACACATTTCTTATAAAATTGTGTGCCTCATCAAATATATATATGTTCTTTTTACTCGAATCAGCCTCTTTCACTTTATTTAAAAAATCACGATCCGCTCTTGGTGCATCATAATTAATAAATCTTATATTAGCCCATCGTTCTGCATTCTCTTCTTTAGACAACCAATTATTTAGATCGCGCATCCACGGATCGTCTTTTAAAGATGCTTTAATTAAAACAAAAACATTCCAATTGGGATTATAATTATACAACATATTGTAAACATTGATAGCACTAACTGTTTTACCAGAACCAAGACCGTGATAAAGTAAAATATTTTTATAAGGACTTTTATAATCTAAATAAATACCAGCAAATTTTTGATAATCACGTATAATAAATTCCTCAGTAGTATTTTGTTTTTTACAAGGATCCTGTCCCTCTATTTTTACAATCGGGTTTAACTTGTATTTTCTTAAATTTTGTAATACCCATAATGGAAACATTCTACCATTCACTTTGAAATCTATATAATTACTCTGAACAACTGATGACATTTATATTATTACCATTTAAAATAATATTTTTTTATTAAACTATTAATTTAATAAAAAATATTCGTCTTATAAAAAAATATGTTCACTCATATATAATATTTTTTTAATTCTCTGTTATGTCCGTCATCTGATCATCCTTTATTATATTGTAATGATGTAATGCTAACATTGATGCAATTTGTTCTGCTTTTTGTTTAGATGAACCTTTGCCTTGTGCAATCACATTACCGTGTGGATCTTTAACACCCATTATAAATACTCTTTTATTTGGTAAACCATCTGCACTCAATTGTACATATTGAGGATAACTCCATTTATTCTGATGATAAAATCTTAATAACTGATCTTTATAATTTGTATCTTTATACAAAATCTCAGAATACTCTATCTCTGTCTCCAATATTATATACATAAATTTACGACATACCTCAAATCCTAAATCTAAATATAATGCACCTAGAAATGACTCATAACAATCCTCTAATAATTTCTCAGAATTACGACCATTATTATCATCTATCTGTGATGATATTATCATAAACTCATCTATACCTAATATTTTTGCAAATTTAGCTAAAGATTGACGGTTTTCAATTTTTGTTTTTAATCTTGTCATAAAACCTTCATCCTCATATTGATATCTTGTAAATAAATAACCCGACACAATACATTTTATAACAGTATCGCCTAAAAACTCTAACCTCTCATTCGACTGATCCTGTAAATCTACCGACTTTTTACTATTCTCCTTTACGTTTGATGCCAACTGATTCATATATGTGTCATAATATTCCTTTTTTATATATGATTTATGTGTCAACGCATTTATATAATAATTTATATTTTTCGGCTCAACTTCAATCTCAAACTTTCTAAACATATTAATAACATCATTTAATGTTATTAATTTATTGTTTGAATTATATGGATCCACATATTCTTCATTATTTATCGATGTAGTGGTCGCCAAATTATATAAATCCATCTTCTGATTCATTATGTATATCTATATATTTATTTATTCTTATATTTATTTAAGTAATAAATAAATATATCAATTTTTTTATATGCGCTCTCTACTGGTTTATTTCTTTTGATGTGCAACATCAAAAGAAATAAACCAGCAGAAAGCGCATATAAAAAAATTAATCGGATACATTTACACTCTTGATTATAATATTATTTTATAGATTATTTAGATGTGTCGCATCTAAATAATCTATAAAATAATATTATAATCAAGAGTGTAAATGTCTATGATCAATTTTTTTATATGGTCTCTTCAATAAGATAAAAATTTAATAAATAATTTAATCATCTATAAACTGGTCATTATTATAAAGAATATTACAAATTTTATAAAGATAATTATAAGAGGATCCGGTGGTTCTACATCCAAATTTAGTCTGGTCATCTGTTTTATAATATATATATTCCATATTTGTATAGTTTAATAGTTGTATAATATTGTTGCCGATAGATAATATTTTATTTTTATCATCAGAGTCAACACAATAAAAAGAAATAACACCGAGATTATTAGATGGTGTTTTTTCTGATACATAATTAGTTGAACATTTGATATATTCAACATTATCTAATCGACCATTTCTAAATAATTCTTTTACTTGTTTCCACTGTTGATTCATATTTTGTTTTTCAAAAAATAACAACCATTTACCTCTTCCTGACAAAAAATATAAATCATTATTAAATCCTTTTTTCCTTTCATATAACCACGGAATATAATCCACATTCATCGGTTCCATATTCTCAAGTTCTTTTGATGTTATATCGTCTATATCAATTAATAAATTTAAGTCAATATTGATTATATTAGATGTCATTATTATATAGTAATTATAATGTATAAGTATTTAAGTTATAAAAAAATCAATATTTTATCATACATATTTATATGAAAAATATTTTAATAACTGGTGGGTGTGGTTTTATCGGTAAAAATTTAATATTGAATTTACTTAATCGTCCAGAGATTGGTAATATTATTTCACTTGATAATTTTATTTCAAGCAATGAGTTTGATTTTATAAATTTTAAACAAACTTATGATACAAAAAACGTCTTACAATATTATAACATTAATATAACAAAATATGATTTCCAAAATTTGGATTTGAAAATAGATGAAATATATCATTTAGCATCAATCGCATCTCCACCATTATATAAAAAATATCAGATAGAAACATTAGATGTTGGTTATATTGGGACCAGAAATGTTCTTGAATATGCAAAAACAAATAATATAAAAGTATTATTTGCGAGTACATCAGAAATATATGGAGATGCAAAAATAAATCCACAAAATGAAAACTATTATGGTAATGTTAATTGTTTCGGTGCGAGAAGTTGTTATGATGAAAGTAAACGTATTGGAGAAGCTCTTTGTCATACATATATTAATAATTACAATATGGATATTAAAATAGCTCGGATTTTTAACACATATGGAGAATTTATGAAGTTAGACGATGGACGTATTATTACAGAAGCAATTAAAAGTCTTATATATGATCAACCACTGAATATTCATGGAACTGGATTCCAAACAAGAAGTTGTTGTTATGTTAAAGATACAGTCTATTTGTTAATTAAATTAATGGACTCTCCACATCGAGAACCTATTAATATCGGCAATAATATTGAAATGTCTGTCATCGATACTATTAATATTATTCAACAAGTTTATAAAAATAATATAGATCAATTTGCATCTATCAAATATAAATATATACCTCTAACACAAGATGATCCATTACAAAGACAGCCTTGTTTAAAACGGAATAAACAACTATTAGGTGATACATGTTATACATCATTTGAAAATGGCATTAGCAATACTATTAAATATTTTTATGATATGTTGAACAAAAACTAAAAATTAGATGGAACTAATATATTGGACGGATTATCGTCATAATTACTATTCGATTTATCATCTTGTTCATGTTGTTCAATAAACCGATTAAGATTAATAGATCCATTTGTGTAATACAACAGATTATTTTTTTTAAGAAAATATGTTGGTTTAGAACTTGTCATATATATGTTCGGATAATTTTTTTGATAAGTGTCTTCCATATATAATGAAAAATAATATTCCAATTTAGATAACAATATACGAGCATTATTTATCCCATATCTTGGATATATTACTATCATCGGTAAAATACCATTCGTTGTATTATATTCTTGTTTCGCATCTGCTCTATAATGATTTATTAATAATTTTATTTTACGTATTATATTAAATAAATCAGGATCAGAATACCATATCATAAGTAGACGTTTGACACACCATAATTGATATTCACTTTTACATTGAATACCAATTATATACTCACACCTAATAATTGCTTCAGCTTCAATTTTTTTAAAAAATTTATTATATGGTTCCTCTGAATTAAAAATTATATGTTTCAATATATTGTAATTTATTGGTTTACCTTCTTGCCAAGAAAAATATTTTAATGATGGAACTAATTTTTTTGTTATCACATCATTTATTATACCACCTTTCCTAACTATATATAAATATCCTCTGTGAATTTTCATTATTATGTCATTAAATACTGGTCCTAACATTTTATTTATATATTTCTTCATACGCATACCTTCATTTATTTCGTCTTCAACATCTACAATTAGACTATTTATTGCTATACTATTGTTCACAGGCAAAAAAATATCTTGTGGTAAAATCACTTCAAAATTTTTTAATTTTTCCATTAGCAACGCTTGTTGTTCATCTGGTAAATTTTCTAAATTTGATTTAGTCTCTAAGTTTTCAAATATATTTTCCATTATATTATCATCTGTTGACGATAATAATGGTTTATAAAATGGATTATTTGCATCTTTATATATATCATATTTAATTTGTTTAGAATCTGCAACAAAATTAATAAATTTATTTTGAATTTTCTTATTAATAGAAGATGGTTGTTTAACAATTGTATCTACTTTTATCATGTCAGTCGGAGGAACAAGATTAACAGAATTATTAATATAATATGATTTGTCCTCAATGATGGTAGCATTATTATAATTACTATTATTTAGTTGCTGCCAAGTAGGTGAACTGATATATAAATATCCACCTTTTAATCTTTTATAGTTTTCATTCATAACAAATAATATAGTCTTATAAAAAAAATACAGTTATGATATATATAAATAAATAAATATATATATATATATATATATATTTATTTATAATATTTATAAAATTCAAACTAATTCAAGACCATCGGATTGTTCAAACTCTAAAGAATTAATTGGCATACCAATAGATGTATTAGGATCATAAGAGAAGATGCCTCGGATACCTTTATTGCGTTTTTCGTTAAGTTCCAACATAAATTCGCGAGAGAAGTCGATAGTATAACCAATACAATCAATAATAAATTCTTTATAAATAGTATCATCCATAATAGTTTTATGTTTAGATTCTAAATAATGATTACGAATAGATAACAGTGAATTAATAAAATCACGACTACCAAAATAGAATCCCAGTTTATTGATTTTCTCATAATAATATCCAACAAAAAAATAATTAAATGTGACTAAAAATGTTCCAATATTAATTTTCAATACATCTTTATTTCCAAATGTAATCTGACTTTTTAAAATAGGTATACATCGATTAGCTGAACCAATTACAGTAATTATAGGTTTGCCCTTATAAAAAAATACAGTTCTTTTGTCCCAATATTGGAAAAAACGACTGTACTTTTTAATCGTAAATATCTTGTCATAATCATTCAAATTTTTTTTTGAATCAACCCATTTATATGTTAATGTTTTTATATATTCACTAACTAATTCTAAATCATCTGTTATAAGTTCAATTTGTGATAACTTGTTAGATGTATTAATATTATTATCGGGGTCAGTATAGATAAGATATGTGAGTTCACCAATAAACAAAATTTTGTCAAACTCATTAACAATTTTAGGTAAAACAAAATCAATAATAGGATGATGTTCATCTATAGATTTTAGTTGTATTAGTTTTGCGTTAGTAAATTCAAATGGAAATTTATCTAATAAAAGTTGCATACGTTTGAATACTTTACTAAGTCTCCAATAGCTTGTTAATGGATCATTATACATCCTAAATATATCTATTAATATTAAATCTGGATGAATGTACTGTATACCATTAATATCAAGATGATTAATATTATCGAAAACATTTTGTGGCATATAAGACATATCACAATATTGTAAAAAATTTGCAAAAATAGTAAATGTTTCATTATGTTGTGCTTGTCGTCCCATTACATATTTTATTTTCGCATTATATAGTCTATTACAGATTGCTACTAAATCTGCGATTGGGTTAGGTGTATAAAATTCGACATCATATCGTTCCCAATCTGGATATATTTTATTTTTACTATTTTTATCCTTACGATAATGTTCAATAATTGCATGATATGCAGTACCTCCATATACAATTCTTTTTTTTTCTTTAATATATTCAAAAATAATATTGTTAACTTTTCCATGTTCGTCGTTATTTGGATCTAATATTTTGTACCCTTGTTTAGTTGCAGCCATTTCAATTTGATCAATATTATCGTGTATTAATTGTAAATCAGAATCAGAATAAAATTTTAATAAATTACTCATATTTTATACTAATAATAATAGTGAATGAAAGAAAATTTTAATAAATAATAAATATTTATATTTATTATTTATTGTTTATTGTTTATAAAAAAAATGTATTGTAATTTAATACTTAATAATTAATAATTAATCTTTCTATTAGATATCAATAGATGGTCTTGACATAAATTGTGAAAATGGTAATATCTGAATCTTATATCTTATCGCAATACGTTGGATTTTTGATGCCTCCTCTTGAGTAGCTATATTTACAACACAACCTTGTTTACCAAATCGTCCTGTTCTTCCAATACGATGAACATAATCATCCGGTTTATTTGGTGTATCATAATTAATTACTAAATGCACTGTTGTATCTATTCCACGTGATATAATATCTGTTCCAACAATTACTTTATATTCACCAGTTCTGAATTTTTCCATTGATGCTTCACGCACTGATTGTTCCATTTCTCCATTAATTGCACCTACTGGAATACCTAATGATTTAATATGATTCGCGACATGACTAACCATGAATTTACGATTACAAAATACCATTACTTGTCCTGTATTCATCGTAAATATATCATTCAATATATCTAATTTATCATTATCACTCTCAACTTGAATTGTGTATTGACTTTGATTATCTGTCACTACATTCTCCTGCCGAGGAACGAGGATCTGAACTGGATCTATCATAAATTTCTCTGACATCTCTATAATCTCATTACTTAATGTTGCAGAATATAATGCATACTGAATTTCATCTGGCATTTTTCTAAAGATTTTTCCAATATCTTCCATAAAACCAGCTGATAATATATTATCTGCTTCATCTAATATTACCAATTTCGTTTTACTCGTTTCTATCATCCCTTTATTTAATAGCATATTTAATCTTCCTGGTGTTGCTATTACTATCTGTTCACCATACTTCTCTGTACCATACTTTCCACCTTTTGGACGCACATTATGTACATAGTTTACACCACGTTCATCTCTATCTTGACCACCACCAATGTGTGATGCAATAGATATATCCATATAAGTCGCTAATTGAACTGCTACCTTAAAAGTTTGTTCAGACAGTTCTCTGTTGTGAGATAATACTATCGCTTGACAACCTCTTATTGACGCATCTACCTTCTGTAATGCTGCAATCATAAATGTCGCCGTTTTACCTGTCCCTGCTTGTGCTTGACATAATAAATCACGACCTGCTATTACTGGCATTATCCCTACCGACTGAATCGGACTCGGATATTCCCATTTTAATACATTTATAATCGCATTTACTAATGGCTCTTTTAAATTCATCATCGAAAATATATGACACGGAGGACTATCAAATCCTTCCACTGTTGTTGAATTTCCTAACTTCTTATACATATTCGATATCGTCGAATTCAGATTGAATTCTCCCGGCAATACTATCTTTCCTTTCACCGGTTTCATAACATCTACGTGTAAATCACTCGATGATTTGTCTAATGAACTTAATAATTCATCAACATTTACTTTGTTATCTGGATTACTCTTGACTACTGCCGACGCCGATTCACAAAGTGAATCAGACACAACTGCAGATGCTGAAATAACATCTTTCTTAACATCTTTCTTAACTTCCTTTACTGATACTGGTTTCATAACATCAATATTTACTTCTTTAACTACTGCTGACGCTGAAATAACCTCTTTCTTAACTTCCTTAATTAATACCGGTTTCTTTATTTCGATATCATTTAATATGTTAGATGCACTTGGCACATATTGTAAATTTCCATTTAATTGTTCACCATCTTTTTTATCAGATGGGGAACTATTAATAGCTGGGGTTTGAGGTTTTTCTTTTTCTATTTGACTTACCTCCTTTGGAGATGAGTTCTCAATTGAAATTACTTCCTCTTTCGGAACAGCATTTGGAAAACTGCGTATTCCCTTGATCCCCTTGATTCCTTTCAAATTTTTTAAAGCAAATGATTGTGTGGTCTTCATGATATATATATATAATCTCCCAATTATTTATCGCTTTAAATTAAATAAAACATTTTCAATTTTTTTCATATACTATGCTCTATATAATATATATATATTGCAAGGATAAACATATATATATACGATGATGTACTTTTTAGATACAATAAAAATATAATATATATATATATATATATATGAATAACCCAAAATTTGGAAAATTATATATTAACAATATATTAGCCAAACAACAGATCCCAATGTGTCATCCGACATTTAGACAAAACATTAAACCTTTGGCGACATTAGCATCATTACCTGCAGTATCACCATTACAAGTCCAAAAATATTATACACAAAATAATGGTGTATCGAGTGCGATTGCAACAAAAAATCCAACAATTGTAATAGTGAATGCGTATAGCAGAGGTTCTTATGCTGCTGATATAAATTTATTTAGTAGTTATTTTAATCTACCTCAAATGAATATTAATGGAGTTGTGTCATCGCCAACATTAGGTAATTTAACAATAATATATCAATCAGCAACTGGTTCAACTACTTTTACAAAGACAATTCCAACATATCCTTCAAATATGGGAGGATGGGATGGTGAGATTGCATTAGATATTCAGTATGCTCATGCGATAGCACCATATGTAGACATAGTATTAATATTGTCAGCGACTGCGAGTATTGCGGATTTGAGTAGAGCGATAACATATGGAAACAGTTTACTGACATCGACAGGAATAGTGCCATCTACAAATATAATTGCGATGTCAATGAGTTTTGGAGCAAATGAAAGTACATCTGCAGTAAATTCTTTTACACCAGTTTTTAATCGAAATATAATATATTGTGCAGCATCAGGGGATTTGAGTTCAACTGCAAGAACAACTGTTCCGCAACTTGTACCAGCAGTGTGTAACAATGTAGTAGCAGTAGGTGGAACATCTTTAAATGTAGCAAATGTGCCAAATGTAGAATCCGGATGGAATCAAGCTGGTGGGGGTGTATCTTCAATAGTAAATAAACCAACATTTCAGAACATAACAGCTCTAAATACATATACCAGAAGATGTATACCAGATATTGCAGCATTAGCAGATCCATATACTGGAGTGTATATATTTTTAAATGGTTCTCTTACAGGTACATATGGTGGGACGAGTTTAGCATCTCCAATCTTTGCAGCATTACTTGCTTTAATAGTCCAACTTACGCCATCATTTGAAAATAGTAATGTATCATTAAATTACACAGCATTACAAAATTTGTTTTATACTGGTATAAATACAAGAACAAAAGATGTTAACATAAATTCAGTAACAACAAGATGGACATCTAGATATAATACTGTAAATGGTTATGATTTTATGACAGGTTGTGGAAGTCCAAATTTTGTAAATTTACTTGCATCAATAACAAATGCAGTGTTACCATTTATAGTTAAACGATAAACAAAAAGATAAAAGAGAAAAGAGAAAATAGAAAAATAAATATAATATAATATAATGTAATTATAATATTATATTTATGGAGAGAGATTTAGTTTCACTAATATTTTCATTAATAACTTTATTTATTTGCGTCTATCTTTTTATGAATTTTAATTATTATAAAAATACACCAAACCTAAAAATAAATGAAGATATATTACTATCTGACAGTGCAAAAATTTGTAGAGATACTGATAATCGTTTCGATTGTCAATCTATTATGACTCAAAATAATACCCTCAAACTCAATAAACAAAAAACAAATTTGTATTTATCGAATAATACAGTAATATGTAAAGATGTAAATAAGATAGAAACATGTACCTGTTTGGGTGATAAAAATAAATGTAATCATTTTAAAGATATTTTTATTGCGAATGAACGACCAGTTTTGTTTTATCCATTAATAAACAATAAAATAACATTTAATATGACAAATTCTTTGAATTATACTGGACGTGTTGTCCCACAACTCGCAACTAATGATTTCAGTTTAGCTTTCTGGATTAATATTCATAAAATTGATGTTGCCGAACCACGTATTTTATTAGAATGGACAGATTATATGCGTCTGTCAATTATGCCTTATAAAAGCCCTTGTTCCACTAAATTATATTTACAATTATTTAATTTGAGAGAACAAGCAGGTGTATATGCAGATTCGTGTGTTCGTGATATGGAATATTATAAATGGTGCCATTTTATAATCCAAGGCAAAGGTAATTATGTTGAATATTATTTTAATGGACAACCATCTAATAATAGTACATTGGTCAATAATTTTGGTAAAGGTGATGTTGACAAAGATTTAATTATTGGGATGGCGTGTACTGGTATAAGTGTGTCAAAGATGTATTATTTTAATGGTATGTTAAATACTGACCAAATAAATTATTTAATGTTAGAAGAACCAGATGAATAATTTTTTTATTACCTTATATTATGCTATTTAGAAATTTCTATTTTGATATTATTAATGACCGACTCATTAACCTAATCTCTATTTTTGCTTTCTTATTGCTCATATTACTTATCATATCTGTCTCTAATACTTATCCAACTTTCGGACCACCCGGTAATCAAGGAATTAATGGTCCTGATGGTTTCCGCGGACCTATTGGTCAACGAGGCAATATTGGATGGTTTAATTTTTTTGATATTAATAAAAAAAATATTACATCTTTTGGTTCATTGGTTGGTTCAGAAGGTAATATCGGACCTCAAGGTATTCCTGGTCCTATCGGTGAACAAGGATTAACAGGAGATCCTGGTGATATTGGACCATTTGGAGATTCTGGAATAGATGGAATAAAAGGTCCACAAGGTGATCAAGGTGATGCTGGAGAACCAGCTAAACCAATCCCAAAATATTATATAAAATACAATTGTGGAGGAATACGAGAGTGGCCAACAGTAAAAGTGGAAGGGTTTGGAATGACGACACAATTAGATCCGAAAATCAGGACGGCAATAAATGTAGAAGTACCAATAACTATAGATAAACCAGTTCAGGAAGCAGAGTGCCCAATATTAGCACCTATAATGAAATATGTAAATAAAAAATATAAACGATATCAATGTTGTAGTGCTACAATTGTAAATAATTAATTTATAATCCTATTCTAAATGATATTCGATCGATTTATAACATTACAAAAATTTTATTTAAAATATTTTAATTTGTTTATTTCTTTATTGTCCCTCTCTATTGTCCTCTATTATTGGTATAAATTTATTAATTTCCGATTTGTTGGTTCTTCTGGACCCGAAGGATTTCGAGGTTTGCGAGGCAATATGGGTCCTTCCGGTAATATTGGTTTCGATGGTGCCGATATTGATAAAACATATGATATAACACAATTAAATGTTGACCCACCGAAAGGTCCTCCTGGTAGTATAGGTAAAGATGGTTTACCTGGTCCAGATGGTGTTAAAGGACCACAAGGTCCAATTGGTGTAAAAGGATTGAAAGGCAAAATGGGTCCTAATGGTATTAAAGGGTTGAAAGGTCCTAAAGGACCAGATGGTGTCGAAGGTGATAACATAATAAAATCAATATTATTGTTAACAAAATTTAAAAAAGAGGATTGTATGTGGACGATAGATCAAGATTGTCCAGATAATATGATAATATCAGGGATACAATTTGATCCATTATTGTCATATAAATGCTGTCCAACAAGATTACATATAATATAATAAAACTAATAAAACTAATAATAAATATAATATAATATTTATTATAGTCATTGATGAATGTAAATGAACTAATATATGGTATACTTATATACATATTAGCAATTATGTTTCACGAATTTGGTCATTTTATCGTCGCTAAATATTTCAATAAATTTATTAAAATTCAATTCGATATTATGATTCCTAATATTGTTTATTATACTGATAATGATGAAGAAGAAACACAAATATTAATATTTGGAATAATGTCTGGTCTAATTATATTGACAACATATGGAATATTTTTACAAGAAAAATATAAATATAATGGTGTTATATTTATAAGCATATTAATGATTGCCTATATTATTGGTTCATCACATGATATATACCGTCTTATACAAATAATTAAAAATAATTAAAAATAATTAAAAACGTTTCGCAACTGGCGTCAAGCCATGTGCAAATACTGCACCATCTTTAAATTGAATATGCCATAAAGCATAATAAAATAAAAATGGAACATTGAAAATTGCAGCTAATACAATCAATACATACTTCGAAAATCCTAAACGATTATCAAAATAATTGTTCGCAATTATAATTGCTGATACAAAACATAACAAAAATACAACTCCCGGGAGGAACTTGGCTGTTCTAACTTTTGGGTTTTTAGACTTATCATCATTATTAAATAATTCAATTGTTTTTAAAACTTGTGAAACTGCATTTGTATATTCGAACATTGTATATATATATATATAATTTAGATTATATATTTTTTATTTATTTATAAGTTTTAAATAATTTATCACATATCGACAATAATCCATAATTCACATTTAATAATAAATGATGATCATTATGTTTTTTTGTTGAATATATTACTTTACCAAACAGACTGAATTCATTAGTAGTATGTCCTAAAACATTGACAATTATCATAAACCCGGATTGCAACAATATTGTAATAATATGATGTTGAACTAACATTGTTCCTAATGTCATCGAAATTAAATTTAATATAAACTCGATCACAGTACAATATTGCGAATGTATACCATATACACTAACTGAGTATTTATGATGTAATTTATGTATATGTTTATATAAATATTTATTATAATGTAAATATCGATGGTAGCAATAAAAAAATATTTCTAATGATACAAATGATATAATCACATTAATTAGTTCATTAAAAAAATTAAAAGATGCATTATAATCATAAACATATATATAATTACAATATGGTATCAGTCCGTAAAATCCATATATTAATATAAATGTATAAAACAATAGATAGAAAGGTGCGATGACGAATATATTATATAAAACAATTTTAGATGATTCTATATAATTAACAATTTCTGTTTCTCTATCATCACCATTATATTCCAAAAATTTAAAAGTATCAACAATAACGACAGAAAAAATATAACAAGAAGTAAAAACAGAATATATTAAAAAAAACAACTCTAAGAAATCCAGCATATAATATTTGATATGTAATATTTAGTAATATTTTATTATTAAATATTTAGAATAATTGTTATATATATATATAAGATGAAAGTAAAATATGCAATTGTTTTTCTATGTATGTTAAAAAATCATTATGTTGTTGGTGCGTGTATTACTGCATATATTCATAGATGCTTTATTAATAAACTAAATATAAAAATTGATCTTGTAATAATGTGTGATGAATATATATTTAATAATTATTATGATTTATTGAAACTATATTTTGATAAATTAAAAGTAATTAAATTAATTGAATATCCATTAGAAGCAAAATATAATACAATAGATGAACCCCTGACCCAAAAAGTACGTAAACAATATTATTTTCCGAAAGAAAAATATGCATCATGGATATCTTATGCGACCAATAAATGGAGATGTTTAAAACTTATTAAGTATGAGAAGGTTTTATTTATGGACATTGATATCTTGCCATCACAAATCGAATTTTACAATATATTTGAATTTAATACTCCATGTATTTTGAGAGGTGTTATGAGTCCACGTGTTCTACCGAAATGTAATGAAAAATATGAACCACAAGTTGGTTCTAATTATAATGATTATATTGTAAATCATTTCGAAAGAGAAGGGTCTTTAGATGGAGGATTAGTTTTATTAAAACCATCATTATCTCTCTATAAAAAATATAAAAAGCTAACAAACAAATATTATTCAAATGGTATTTATTCAACATATTTAAGTTTTCCGGACGAGACGTCATTATTTTATTGTTTATCAAAAAACGGACCAATGTATACGATATGTTATGATTATTCAAGAATACCATGGGATACAAACTGGGATTGGACATTAGAAGATATTAGAACAGCATTATCATATAATTTTAATTCATTTGTTAAACCATGGATCAAACCAAAAAATTTATTGTGGAAAGAAGAATTATTGTGGCACGATATATATGATGTATTACCATATAACAAACAATTAAATGATATATATAAAAATGCAATCAAAGAACATTACGAATATTTTAAAAAATTACCGGCTGATAAACAAAAAAAGAGATATTTAATTGATAAAACGGGAGAAGAAGAACATGGAACTAAATATGGAAAATTAAATACAACTGTAATTGAACAATATATTATAAAAAAAATATAGACTTATTATATTAATATGAATGATACTTTTCCATATAGAAATAAATTATATTCCAACGAATACAAAATCAATATTTTTAATAACCTTAAAAAATATAATTTAAGTCTACATAAGATGATGCTTCCAATAAAAAAACAAATAAATAATACTGATTTTGGAACAACTCGTGATAAAAAAAATGATTTGCCAATAATTAGTATTAAACTACCAAATCCTTTGTTTCTGTATAGAGGAGATTTTTACAGACTTATTTTTAATACCAAGAATTATCATGATGTACTAATTTTAAGTGATCTTTTTATTGATCAATGTAGAGCCAAATGTAAATTTAGTAATTTTATGTCTCCATACGACTTCTATTATAAAAATAAAAAATTATTGTTCGATTATATTAAAAATAATAATCTCGAATTAAATGATATCAATATTAGAGATGCTATTTATTATACTATCGGATTCGAATGCTCCACTCACAATCCTAGAGTTTTAAAGTTTTTTATTAAAAAATATAAAGCAAAGAAAATATTAGATATGAGTTCTGGATGGGGAGACCATTTCGGATTCAACTTTCAAATATATAAAACTATTCTTTATAAAAAATTATATAAATATATTGATCCTCTTAAAAATAATATTAGACGTCTATGGATAGTCATCGGGTCCGGTACTGTCCTCTTTACATTACAAAAATTACTACCTAATACACTCTTTTTAGATGTACAAATCGGTAGAGACGTTAAATCTGAAGAAATTTTTGATGCTAAACGTCTTACTCTTTATAAAAGCTCCTATAAATTATATGAAAAATATAATGGCACTATTCCTTACACTACTGAATCAACTTATGATGCTAAAGTTCTTGAATTTGTTGAACAATTTGGTGAACCAGACGACTATATATGGAATGTATCTGGTTTAAGATCTAAATAATTTATTTATTTTTGTTATAATAAACTAATCGTATCTTTATGGTTTGTTTATATTTTTTAACCATCTATTTAGATTATCATAAAAATCTCTTATAAACTTTTTATGTTCCAATTTACCAGTAGCTATTAAATCTAATTTTTGCTCCATATCTGCTGTAAACTTATAATCCATCATTATAGGAAAATATTTCGTCAAAAATAATGCTACCTTTTTCCCTAAGTCCGTCACTACCATCTTCTGCTTCTCTAAACCTACTACCATTATCTTCTCCTTATTGTCTATTATTTTGTTCTTTGCATTGAATTTCATCTCTATTAACGTCTTTTCATAACCTTCCACATTCTTCGTCTCTACATAATTGTAATCTTTTATCTTCTTTAATAATGCTGCATATGTCGACGGTCTTCCAATACTATATTTCTCTAACGTCTTTATTATAGATGGTTCATTATATAATGGATTTGATGTGTTTAATTGTTCACACGATGACATACTTATCATCTTTATAATTCCTGGCTCTTTCTTATAATCATATTTTAAATTAAAATCAATATTATTTGTTTCAGATTTATCATCTTCGTCGACATCTTCTTCATATATAATTTTATAACCTAATGTTGTAATCTTACTTATTGTTCCGATAAATGTTGGTAATCTAATTATATTATTAATATTATACTTTTGTAATATTTTATCATCGATTAATAGGTCTATATACAAGTCCATTAATGTAGTAATACTATCAGTCATTTGACTTGCAATTGTTCTTTCCCATATTAATCTATACAGTCTGGTTGCATTTTCTTCGACATCATTTAATGAATCATCTAATACCTCTATATTGGAAGGTCTAATACATTCATGTGCTTCTTGAGCGTTTTGGTTTTTAGATTTGAATTGTCTAATTTTGGAGTATTCAGGACCATATTTTTGAACTATATAATCTTTTATTTTAAAAATCGCATCCTCTGATATGTTCGGTGAATCAGTTCTCATATATGTTATATATCCTTTTTCATATAATTGTTGTGCTAATTTCATCGTCTTATCTGGACTAAATTTATATCTATAAAATGCAGCTTGTTGTAATGTAGACGTTATAAATGGTTGTAAAGGATAATTCGTTATATTCCTTATTTTGGTATTCGTTATGACAAATTTATTATCTGTTATAAAATCTTTAATTAGATTGAAATTTAATAACATCTTATTCTTATCCGTCTTTATTAATATCGATTCTTTACCAATTATTATATACATCTTAGTGTTTAATTTAAATGGTTGATTAAAAGATGGTATATTAATGTTAAATGAAGCATTACCTATAAAATATGTACTATTATTATTTTTCCAAAATTCTTCACGCTCTAATTGTTTCGCAAGTATTAATTTAACAATCACACTTTGCACTCTTCCTGCCCCAAAACCACCTTTCACATTTTTACCTAAAATAGGACTTATTAAAAATCCGATTAATCTGTCCATAATACGTCTACATTGTTGTGCATATATCATATTATTGTCAAGTTTTGTTGGATTTTGGATTGCTTTATTAATAGCATTTTTTGTAATCTCGTGAAATACAATTCGATGGTAATTCGTCAGCTTTAATAATTTAATCAAACTATAACCAATAAATTCTCCTTCTCTGTCAGCATCAGATGCAATATAAATATTAACAATATTATTATTTTTTAGAGTAGATTTAAGATTAGCGACAACTTTTTTCTTGTCAGAATAAACTTCATACGTTGGTTCCAATGATGTTAAATTTATTCCAAGTTCTTTCGCCGGTAAATCCATTATATGTCCAACTGATGCCATTACTAAAAAATTTGGTCCCAAATACGACTTTATTTTTTTGATCTTACCTGGAGACTCTACTATTACTAATGATAAACCAGTTGGTGTTTTAACAATATCATTAGATGGACACGTTTGTGTAATTTGAGATACCACCACTCCTTCATGTTGTATATCATCAATAAAATCATTATCATTCGACACAACATGATGGATAGAAGTTGATTTTTTTTTAAATGATTTATTCATAGGATATATTATAGATAGAACAAGTATTAATTATATGGACTCATAATATCAATTTTTTTATATAGGCAGCAGGGATATTATTATTAATGATGCGTCGCATCATTAATAATAATATCCCTGCTGCCTATATAAAAAAATTAATTTAGTCCGTTTTAATCTGATGATATCATCAAGATAAAACGGACCTTAATCAATTTTTTTTATATTATGATGTTATAATGGAAATCATATATAGTATAAAAAACACACTAATACAATTATTTTATTTACTATTATTTATTTATTATAGTAATAAATATAAATTATATTGATTACCATCATATGCTCGTAAATTTTTACAAAATTGCAGAAATTTATAGACTATTATTGTGGTTCAATCATTGTTACTAATTATCAATAATATAATAGACTATATTATAATCTATTATATTGTTCTAATAAACATCATATGTTTGATGGTTGTCTTGATGCAAATTTTTATAAAAAAATATAATAATCAACAATTATATTATTCTAATTAACATCTTCAATATTTAATGTTTCTGTCGATGCCAACCTTCTTTTTTGCTTCTTTTCTATTTTTCTTCTTGTATCTTTTACGGTCTCTCTATAATCACATAATATATATTTTATTAATTGGTTGCTTCTTTTATAATCGGATGAATCTTCATCTACATCATTTAACTTTTTTAATCGTTTTACAATATTATTTCTTTCATCTTCTGTAAAATTTCGATTGAATCTTTCTTGATCTATTTTCAATCCTTCAATCCTATAAAATCTATCAGTAATATGAGTTTTCATGTTAGAGTCTAATTCTTCAATAGTCTCGTTAAGGTAAACAGTTTTGTATTGATTACCATCATAAATAATAGCATCTTTAGATCTTTTATCAGCAATATAAATATTGTGATACTGAGGATGATTAATATTGCAATGAATTTCTTCGACCATTAGAGGGATCGTCTTGTTTACTCCTTGGTTTAAAAAGTGTATTAATTTTTCAGTTGTAATCAAATTATGATCTATTTTGGAGCCAAACTTGAAAACAATATTATTATTTATATTTATAGTGTTATTATTGTTGATAGTGTTATTATTATTATTATTATTAGTTATGTTAGTGGATTCAGTCTTAATTTTAGACTGAAGATCTATAATAGTATTTTGTAATTCTTCAATTTTAGTTTCAGTTTTTAGACGTTCTTGTTTATTATCCTCATTCATTTTTAATAATAAATCTATAACATTTTTATTATTGTTATCTTTTAGATGTTCATCTTTCGGCAAACAATAAAATATTTGATGACGTCTTAAACTATCAAGACGAGAGAAATTTTTATTACAATGTTTACAATATGTTTTAGATGTATCCATCGACTCAATATTATTGAGTGGTATATGTGGG